CACCAGGGTTCGATCTTCATCAGTTTAAGTGGTTGCCTGGTGATCATATGATTGGAGAGCTGCCACTAGAATGGAACTATCTTGTCGGGAATGAAAACCAAACAACAGAACGTCCAAAGTTGATTCACTATACAGAAGGTGGACCGTTCTTTGAAGAATACAAACGATGTGAGTATAATGAACAATGGTTCGATACATACGAAAGAATTAATGATGCGAGGAGTATTTGAAATGGAGATGTTTAATAAGAAGGCGATCGAAGAACGTATTGGTGATATGCCTAAGAGTGAGACTCTATACCACCTCAAAGATTGTGAGAAGCACTTTGTTAAGCTCTGCGGTCGTTATGGTATCGAGTATGCATACGATGTTGTTGCAAACGAACTTCCATACTTTAAGACAATGCAGTATACAGAATGGGCTCATTGCTTCACGATGAACCCTCTACAGCAGTGGTTAAGGACAGAACAACTGCAAGATGCATTTGACGATGACTGTGAGGTCAAGGACGATTGGCTAGGATACTTTAGAGACAGGATTACACGAAGAGAGTCTAATAAGTACGCTCATATCAATACAAAGAAAGAAGTAGAGCCACGTCCTAACCTCGTTGTTCTTGTTGGCTCTAATCAGATCAAAGAAAGGATCTGTGGAAACAAACTTCAATGGATTGAACGGAAGCATGGTGATGATGTATGGTTCAAACCACATCCATTGACAACACATCAGATCATCGGTGAGCTAAAAGACATGCTCGGAGCAGATAAGGTTCTTGAGCGCGAAGACGATATGTATGCACTGCTGATGCAAGCCGACAAGGTGTATTCTTCTCATCTCACAGAGTCAGCAATGTATGCTGTTGCACTTGGCAAAGAGATTGAGCCGACTGACGTGTACAATCTAGTCGAGCGAGGCAGCTTCTACCATATTAATAAATACCTGTTCACTAAACCTGATCCAGGTCTATGGATGAACAAAACGTTGAATAGTCCAAAGTCTGGTATTATCAATCCAATATTAGAAGAGGATTGGAAGCAGAAGATGGATCAGTACTTTGAATACATCTTTGATAAAAGGGCGACTTATAAATATAAATATGTGTACGATACAGACGTATAAATGTTGTATAGTTGTAAGGGAAGAATATAGTGCAAACTTTGTACGAAAATTATGGTGCGGCTTTACCACCAAACAAATTAAATCAAGCTGTTGTTGATGAGAATCTTTATCATCGGTGGGATATAATTACGCGCTATATTCCTGTCGGACAAAATGTAAATAATCCACCGTCACAGAACATGGGTGTGAATACCCCAGTCACTCTTCAGAGTTCACAGTCATACATGCAACGATACCGCAGCTGGAAATTTGTAGGTCAACTAACCTCGGTGGCAAACGACCTGAATGCGGTACAGTATAAATTTGGTCTAATAATGGCTTATAATAACGTTGGTGGATTAACAAATACACACAGTGGTCATCAGGCAACATATACTCCAGCATTCAACTTAAAACTCAGTCAAAACTTTACCAACACTTTTGGCGTACCAGGAAATAATAGTGTTAGCTATTGGTCTAGGGAGGGCTTTGATTATACGATGAATGTTGAAATGTACGGATTGTCCGAATATGGTAATGCAGTAAATACTGCTGGTCAAGTAACATATCGAGCTACATATACTTATAGTGGCACTCCTATCACTGAATGGGGGAGCTGTAGATTGACCGGAAATTTGGTAGCCAATCAAAATAACGTACGAGTGATTGGAGTGAATATATTCAGCAATAATAATGTTGCCAGCAACCATTTTGTATACTTTAGGGGATGGTGGATGGGCCAGAGATACACGACTGCCTGAACGAGACGCCGATCGGATAGTGGATAGGCCAGAGATTTAATTTTTATTGGGGTATAGTAGGAACGTATGACTCATAAATTTCGAAATACAATACACGAAATTGGTAAGCAGCTGCCAGCGAATTCTCCCACTGGCACTAGCTATGGAGCTATGGAACCTGAGCGGATTGATCGCAATTTTGTTAGTACGTGGGAAAAAATTACTCAATGGCATCACAATCCAAACCTCAACACCGGGCCGAATTTTGCACAAGTAAATCAGAATAATGCAACAAATGCTGTGTGCGATAACCTTAACGGAGGATTCAGCCGAGCACAGATGAACGCAGCCACATTCAATCACCATCGGATTGAAATTGACGGTGTGTTCAATGGAAGCAACCTAGGTATGACGTATGCACTGGCTCGCTGGATATTGAGAAGTAACAACAACGCTGTTTTAAACTATAACTCTAATGGAACTAATTGGAGAGGATATTACGGCATCAATAATAACAGCAACTTTAGTAGTAATGCTGGCGGCACTCTCGGCATTCCTATGTGGAATTATTATACAAACAGTACATCAAACAATTTGAAGAATTGGATACCTAAGCAAGGTGAACCATTTCACTGCACCCTGATGGCGGCAAATCCATCGAACAACAATATATTAATAACTGGATGGGATAATGCATATGTTTCATATAATTCGGTAGGATTTGGGACTCATGGAGTTGCTGCATCATCTGGGTCATTGTCTGGGTCGAAAATATGTGGATTTGTTTTTCACGGTCAAAATTCTTACTCACCCATCTTCAGAGGCATCATCTCATGGTGGGGAATGAGAGGAACTCCAATTACCAGTAATGTAAACAGTTATTATGGTAATATAAATCAACAATTCATAGGTGCGTCCCGCCCTGCGCTAGTTTCTCAATCCCAGCCGTCAACTACTAATTTCACCCACGGAGGGTTATAATGGGTATCTTGACTCGGCAACAAAAAGGCTCCACCCTCACCATCAATGAGATGGATAACAATTTCATGAGTTCGTGGGAGATAATAACTGGTGGTTATTTCAATCAGATTGTTACGTTAAATTCAACTATCCAGTTGTATACTACTTATACATATGCTGCCCGATTCAACTGTATAGGCTTTGAGATCTCAGGTAAAAGTTCGAGCTCAGTATTGTGGTATCCGAACTGGATATCTCATACAGCTGGTGATCAGGCGTTGGGAAATGCCGTGAAGACAACACATGGTAATACTTCGCTATCTGCTCAGGCTTACAGTTATTTTGGTGTGTACAATTCATCTACTGGATGGCCAATTATGCAAAATAGTAATAGTTTTGCATCGTATTTCCAGCACCAGACTTATTTGAGAGGGTATTCTTACATGCAATTAAACGCTCCAACATCTTTTGATATGGTCGGTCGTTTTGGAAACGCTGGATTCCAACGTGTCACTGGAGCGTTCAGATATACAACCCTCGATAGCTTCGAAAGGAAGATAGGTATTCAACTCAGGACGAGCAACAACGGTAATATAAATTGGCAAGGTAATATATATCTAATGGGTTTGAGAGCTGGTGGAAACAGCCAACATAAGCAATAAATAAAAAATTGGGGTATTAAATGAGTAGCGATTTCGATACAAATTCAGCCGAGCAGATTGCAGGTACTGCTTTTTCAATGAAGCAAGATAGAAACCTGCGTTTGACAGAGTCTGATTGGTCCGTACTTCCTGATAATGGGCTGTCAGAAGAGGATAAAGCTCCGTGGTTAGCATATAGGCAACAGCTAAGAGACCTCCCATCACATACAGAATGGCCGTTTGTACCTGAGGAGGACCTTCCTGTTTCTCCAAGTGGCACGCCTTTCTGGGGAGATATGTTCTTAAATTTTGAAGACACGCCAATAGCTCCTAACAATCAAGTTTTTCCTACCTCTAAAGCGCCAGTACCTACAACAGACTCGGCCAATGTTACATCATTGTTTAGTGAGGTTTATGACAATATTACAATTCATGAAATTAGTCCTAACTGGTCTCAAAATGGTACATTGTCAAGACATCTCGTTCAGCATGAAGAAGAAGTATTTGAGTTAGTTCATATTCAAAATTTGAACTGGCAAGGATGTAATATTGCTGATTTTGGTCAAGATCATAAAGTTGGGGTAGATGTATCACAACACACTGCCATATATATGGACTTTTGGCTTGAGGAAGACGGAGCATTTAGATTTGGTATGGCATCTCATGATGCTGAGGGTGTAACAGATGACTTTGTACAAAGAATGGTTACTATCAATGGCTACGGAGGTTGGAACACTGTTAATCTTAGTCTAACAGATTTTTCCGGAATTGATACTACAAACATTACTCAACTTGTATGGGATAATATATTTGATCAAACCTCATCCAATGTGCAGAATATATACATGGATAATTTGTACTTCAATAATGAACCAGCAGCCGCTGTTACACAGGTGACCTAAATACGTATAGTGAAAGTGAAGAGGATATATAATGTTAGAAGATGACCGGGACGTTAAACAATCCGATATAGCTGTGTTTATTACAGCCTCATCACCTGTAGAAAAAACTAAGCGGGCATATGATACAGCCCGCTTGTCGTTGGATAATGTGCATATCAATATCAATTCTTTGAAGCAAGAAATAATTGATCAGAATGTACAATATTGCAAGTCGAATGATATTAGTTACACAGTGTCTGAATCCAATGGTTATCCCGCAAAGGGTAAAAATGCCACATACGATTGGTTTAAAGAGTTTGATTATCGATGGCTTGTTCCTATGGATGGAGATGACTACTTCTCCCCTGACGCCTATCGAGTATTCAACACCCTCGTAAGAGACTTCAATCCAGATATTGGTATCCTTGTACAAGGGAAGTCTGTACGTTATGAGGACGGCGAAGAGCTCGATACAGATCTCTTTCATCGAAAAATGTTTTACAACGCTTATTTTTCCAACATTCAAATGATGGAGAAAATGACATCTTCTACTACTGGGGCTATGCGTGCATCCAGGTGTGTTTTATTTTCTAGAGAAACTGTAGTGAATAACATTGCTCGAATGGATGAGAATATTCGAGGGTTTGAAGATTTTGCTGCAATACTTAGATATAATCATTTCAAGAAAACAAAAGATCTCCATGTCGTCAACTTCAATTGCCAATACGATAGCTACATCTATGATATATCAGAGGAAGGGGATCATGCATTTGCAATCAACCGAAAGCCAGAAGACTTCAGTGAAAATATGGTAGACTTCTGGAGAGGGCTCGAGGGATATGATTATTATTTAGACGCTGCTGATTACTTGGACATGGTAACGGTTTGGCCAAAATAGAGAGAATGAAACATGCGTGAGATTCCTAAGTTTACTATTCATCCACCTAAAAAGAAAGATGTACCTGGATACGTACGGATTACAACCCCACTAGGGTTTACTATAACTAGAGATATTAAATTTGAGTATGCTTATCGGAATCCGACACCCGAGCAAAAAGATCAACTAACAAACTATGTAATCAAGTGTGTCCAGATACACAATAACCAACACGACGAGGCCTTTGAAAGTGTAGGTCGAGAAGACACAGATATTAATTATGAGCGCGTCTGGATTAATGGGAAAGTGGTTCGAGAAGATTTTCCAGACAATCACCCAATGTCTATTGAACTCAAACAAAAATTGGCAAGCAAGTTCAAGCACTATGAGCATAAAATGTTCTTTCCATACTCTCCTACTGTGTTTGATATCTTTAGTTACAACAAACTAAATCGCTATGCAATTGGAATGACGGAAGATAATTTTGTGCACCTGAACTGCATGAAAGTATCTGATCAATTGTTTTTTGGTTGCTTGCCTATGTTCTTCAATTCCTTCAACCATAAAAACTTCTACACTCAGCATGAATGTAGATTTACATTGATACATGATATGATCTCTAAGGCTGTACGAATAAAATGGCACTTCCCTATGTCACCTGTTATTGCTGATTACAAGAAGATTCCTGTCATTCCGGAGTCTGTGGTGTTTGAATCACAGAGAACTTTTGATACACAGGGAATTCTGATGTCTATGGGCGTAAGGATTTTTGCAGATCATGAGTTAATTAATCAGGTGTGTGAGAAGCATAAACTTCCTCATCCATTTCCTGAGGATAAGAAAGTTAGACCATGGGCTTATGACATCACATTCGATGATCATGGACGGATCTTGGAAATTGCAGCTCTGGAGAAGGTGTACCAGTATAAAGAACAGAGCTTTACATTTAAGAGTTCGTACTAATTTTGGGGCTGTATAAATACCCATAGCAGATCTGACAACTAGGGCTATGATATGGCAAATCCAACAACTCGTGCAGAATTCAAAGAATATTGCCTCCGCCGACTCGGAAAACCAGTCATCGAGATCAATGTCGACGAAGACCAACTCGAAGATCGTGTAGACGAGGCGATCGCATATTATCAAGACTACCACTTCGACGGTACGTCCAAAGATTTCATTCAACATCAGATCACTGATGCCGATAAGACAAATAAGTATGTCACGATCCCTGAGAATGTAATTGGTGTCATAAACATCTTTGATATTGGTGATGCAATCTTCACACAGAACCTATTTAACCTTCGTTATCAATTTGCACTGAACGATTTTTACGATACCACAAACGTGTCGTTGATCGACTATCGTATGGCTATGGAACGTATTCAGTTCTTCGAAGAGATTCTTGTAGGAAAGCAGCCAATCCGTTACAATCGTCATAAGAACCTGCTTCATGTCGATATGGATTGGGATAAGGCCGCGACAGGTCAGTATATGATCATCGAATGTTACCGTATCGTTGATCCTGATACATACACTGATGTGTGGAAGGATCGTTGGTTGTTGAGATATGCAACAGCTCTAATCAAACGTCAGTGGGGTGAGAACCTCAGTAAGTTCTCAGGAATGCAATTGCCTGGTGGACTTACATTCAATGGAGATACAATCAAACAGGAAGCCAATCAAGAAATTGATAAGCTCGAAGAAGAAATGACTTCAAGCTACAGCTTACCTGTTAACGATCTCATAGGATAATCATGGCTACGAACTTCTACTTCAACAACTTTCAATCAAGTCAAGAGCAGACTTTAATTGAAGATCTGATCATTGAGTCTATCAAGATTTACGGACTTGATGTATACTACTTACCACGTACTGTTGTTGGAAACGATGCAATCTTCCGTGAGGATGATATATCGAAGTTTGAAGATGCAATTCAATTAGAAGTGTATGTCAAGAACGTCGATGGGTTTGCAGGCGAAGGTGACTTCTTGTCTAAGTTTGGTCTTGAGATCAGAGACGAAATCACTCTTACCATCGCCAAGCGTGTCTATGAAGATGAAGTGTTTTATAGGAACTATGGTGGATCATCAGGACGTCCTGAAGAAGGTGATCTAATCTATCTACCATTCAATCAAAAATTATTCCAGATCAAGTTTGTTGAGCATGAAGCAGTGTTCTATCAGATGGGGGCTCTCCAGACATACGACCTCGTCTGTGAGTTGTATGAGTACAGCGATGAATCAATCAATACAGATATTAGTGTCATTGATGACATTGAGACTAACAATAGCCAGAAGAAGTCTATCTATCTGACTAACGTCACAGGTAACTTTACAGTAGGTGAGACAATAAGTCAACAGGTTTCTAATACTACTTTGACAGGTGAAGTTGCAACGATCACAGCAAACGCTTCTTTGAGTAATGCTTATACAATTGAGTTAATCAACTTCAAGACCACTGATTTTGACACCGTAGAGTTTGTTGCAAACACGTCAGTAGTCGGTGGAACGTCTTCGGCTAATGGTACGATCACAACAGTCAACAATACAATCCTCACAACAAGCTATCAGAATGATACGTTTGAAACAGAACCATCTGGTTTCCTTGACTTTAGTGAGCTTGACCCATTCAGTGAAGGTAACTACTAATGCTTGGCCATAATTTTTATCATCAACACATACGTAAGTATGTTGCAATGTTTGGTACGTTATTCAACGACATCTATATTCAGCGCGACGACACTGAAGTGCTTAAAGTACCGATCACTTATGGTCCACGTGAGAAGTTTCTTGCTCGTTTAGATGATCCAGATTTTAGGAAGCAAGCAATTACGTTACCAAGGATATCATTTGAGATAACATCCATGAGTTACGATGCTGCTAGGAAGCTGAACAAAGCAACTAAGCTACAGTACCCTGCGACATCTAATAGTACAAGGCTCCAAGCATATAACCCAATACCATACAATATTAACTTTGAATTGTCTATCATGGTTAAAAATGCAGAAGACGGTGCGCGCATTATAGAACAGATTCTTCCATTCTTTACACCAGACTTTACGCCATCTGTGATACTTGACTCATCCATGAATCTCAGATATGATGTACCTTTAATCCTTGAGGGACATTCAATTGAGGATACGTATGAAGGATCATTTGAAACACGCCGTGCTTTGATTCACACATTACAGTTCACAATGAAAGCCTATATCCTAGGTCCCGTGACTGAGGCAGCTGTGATCAAGTTTGCTAACACAAATCTCTATACTCCAGATACAGTGGAGGGTGCATCTGCAAACTCTAGCCTTGAAATAGTGGAACGTGTTGATACGCAGCCAGGCCTGACGACAACAGGAACTCCTGCAACAAGGATTGCTACAACAGCTACTGCCTCTGTATCGCTTGAAGTAGGTGCAACAGGAGTAACAGATGCGGTGATTATCAACGGAGGTGTTGGATACGATCCAGATAATCCACCTGCAGTCACAATAAGTGCTCCGGATGTTGGAAGTAATACTGCTACGGCAACCGTTGTGGTGACTAGTAACTTTGGACCTGTTACATCCATAACTATAGTCAATAACGGTGAAGGATACACATCAGTACCAACAGTGACTATTGCAGATCCACCAAACAAGACTGTTGCTATTACAGAAGTTAATGCAGCTGATGATTATGGCTTTATCAATACAATTGAGCCAGGAGATCTCAGCTGATGAGTAAAGAGATTGATAATGCACTAGGCCTTCCACCTATGGAGGAGACTAAGATTGTGAAAGAAACACGCACGAATGCTGATGATGATTTTAATTACGCACGTGAGAATCTATACAACATTATTGGTCGGGGTGGAGATGCAATCGAAGATATGTTAGATCTTGCTCGAGCATCACAACATCCACGAAGCTATGAAGTCCTTGCAACTCTTCTCAAGACTATGACGGATGCAAACAAAGATCTTCTCGAACTACAGAAGAGGAAAAAAGATCTTGCTCCAAAGGATGAAAGTGGTCCTCAAACGATAAATAACAATTTGTTTGTGGGGTCAACTGCTGACTTACAGAAGATGTTGAAAGGTGCGGAAGATGGCGAATGAATCTTACTTAGGGAATCAAAACCTAAAAAGATCAAACGTCCCAGTTCCATGGACGCAAGAACAGGTAAAAGAATTCATCAAGTGCTCCAAGGATCCAATATACTTCATTAAATCTTACATACAGATTGTGAATATTGATAGAGGTTTAATTCCTTTTGATCTCTATCCATTCCAAGAAGAAATTGTCGACATGGTCGGTTCCGATCGTTTTGTCATATGTAAGATGCCCCGTCAGTCAGGTAAGACAACAACAATCGCAGCAATGCTATTGTGGTACGTTATCTTCAACGAAAACTACAACGTAGCAATCCTTGCAAACAAAATGGCACAAGCGCGTGAGATTCTATCGAGGATCCAACTCGCTTATGAACATTTGCCAAAATGGCTGCAGCAAGGGGTATTGGAATGGAACAAAGGGAACATAGAACTAGAGAATGGATCAAAAATCTTAGCAAGTGCCACGAGTTCATCGGCTATTCGGGGTGGGTCGTTCAACCTGATATACCTAGACGAATTCGCGTTCGTCCCAAACAACATCCAAGACGAATTCTTCAGCTCCGTCTATCCTACGATTTCATCAGGACAAACATCCAAGGTGCTTATAACATCTACACCAAATGGTATGAATATGTTTTACAAAATTTGGGTAGATTCAGAGGAAAGTCGAAACAGCTATAAGCGGATTGATGTACATTGGTCAGATGTTCCTGGTCGTGATGAAAAATGGAAAGAAGAAACAATCCGCAATACATCCGAGGATCAGTTTAGGGTAGAATTTGAATGTGAGTTTGTTGGATCTGCAAACACATTGATCAGCCCTTCTAAACTCCGTCAGTTAACATTCGTCTCACCAATTGCTAAGAGAGACTCACTTGACATCTATCAAGAACCTGGTGATAATGCATATATGATTGTTGTCGATACATCGCGTGGGTCGGGAATTGATTTCAGTGCATTTGTTGTCTTCGATATCTCAGAGACACCATACAAGGTTGCTGCTGTGTATAGGAACAACATGATCTCGTCACTACTGTATCCGACGATTATACACAACGTAGCGCAGTACTATAATGATGCGTACTGTCTTGTTGAGATCAATGATATTGGTCAGCAGGTAGCAGACATTCTACATATGGATCTTGAATATGAGAATATCCTATATACTGGCATGAAAGGACGTGGTGGTGTACAGCTCGGCGCTGGCTTCGGTAACGTCAAACCTCACTTAGGAATCCGTACGACTAAAACAGTAAAATCAGTAGGCTGTAGTAATTTAAAGAGTCTTATCGAGAACGATAAGATTCTACTGAATGATTACAACCTTCTTCAAGAGCTAACACGTTTTGTTCAACACAGAACATCATATGCTGCAGAAGAAGGAACACATGATGATCTCGTGATGTGTCTTGTACTGTTTGCATGGGCAGTCAGACAAGAGTATTTCAAAGAGTTGACAGATCTAGATATTAGATCATCACTCGAACAAGAGAACATGAGGTTTGCTGAGGATCAATTGACACCATTTGGTATCATTGATAATCATGTAGATCAGTTTGAAATCGAAGAACAAGCACGCGAAGCAGATTGGGATTGGAGCGAGCGA